ATTCGTCGTTACGGAATTCAATTCCCAGAAAACATGGATGATCTTGGTATTGAGTTATACTGCTACGCTATAAGTCGAGGTGAGTATGGGAAAGACTATTGCAACAAACAAAATATAAATTTGTCAGATTTTAAGTTACTCTCACCACACGAACATTTCATCAATGCTGTTAAACTCCAATGGCCAACTGAAGTTTCTATTTACAACAGAGGTTACACCAATACGCAGTTGTTGAGGACTCTGGAAGAACTCTGCAACAACAACGATATTTGCTTGGCTGGAGCTGCTTCGATGGGCAAGTCGTTCCCTGTTGGTCTTTGGGTTTACCTTGATTGGTGCGCTGCCCCGCATTGCACTTCATCTTGGGTTGCAACAACTACTCTCGGCGCATCCGAAGATCGTATTTGGGGTATCATTTCTAAACTCTGGAAGTGCGCCCGTGTTCAGTTTGGTAAGCTCATCGACTATCGCCATATGATTGTATGGGGTGGCGCATCAAACGATGAGGACAAAGATTATCGTAATGCGATAAAAGCTCTCGCGTTTCAATCTGGTAACGAAGGTCAGAAGGCTATTGATACCACCCGTGGTCGTAAAAATGATCGGATTAGGTTAGCCCTTGATGAATTGCCAGAAATGGAGTTAGGCGCGATTACTGCCAAGGTCAACTTATCCGCTAACAATGATATAACTTTTATCGGTATCGGAAACCCATCTGGTGGCGACAATCCTCACACTCGTTGGGCAATGCCAAAAGGTGCATCTAACTTTGATACAGTCAGTCCAGATATGGATAAGTGGGAGACTGAGACTGGAGTTTGCTTGTTCTACAATGGTATGCGTAGCCCAAACTTTGCTGCGCCTGCCAATGAACCTTCTCCGTTTCCCTTCCTAATGGATCGCAAGAAACAGGAAATCATGCTCAAGCAGTGCTATGGAGATGAGAATGCAATTGACTATGTGCGTAACGCTATCGGTTGGTGGCCGAAATCAGGATTTGCTCAGACCATTCTTACTGCTGATTTGATTCGTAATGCGGATACCAACGAAGAACCACTATGGGATTCTGAAGGATTTACTAAAGTAGCAGGATTCGATACCGCATTTACAATTGGCGGGGATAGGTGCGTTCTTACTATCGCTAAGTTAGGGTTCGTGCGCGGGACTCGCAATCGTGTTATGTGGCTTGAGAGTCAGAAGGTAATCCAACTATCTGCTAACGCCGCTGCTGAGTTTGAAATCCAACTTGCTACTGAAGTTGTTGAGTTGTGTCGTGCGGCTGGCGTTCAACCATCTAAGTTTGGCATGGACGTGTCTGGTGATGGTGGTCGAGTCGGGCAGGCTATCATTCGTGAATGGCTACGCTTTGACGCTTCTGGAGCCGCTATCGCTCTTATCTCATCTATGGGTAAACCTACTGACCGGATCGCGGCAGAGGTTGATAAACGCCCGTGTAAGGATGTTTACGATAGACTTGTTTCTGAATACTACTACTCAGCTTATCATGCTTTCAAGAGTCGTGTTCTCTTTGGAATCGACACTGCTTCTGATTTGGCGCGGGAACTTTGTTTGCGCCGATACACGATCAAGTCCAAGAAGATTGCCATTGAGACTAAAGATGAGCTTAAAGGAAGAACGGGATACTCGCCCGACTTGAGCGATAGCTTAATCTATGCCCTTGAAATGGCGCGGCGTAATGGACTCGTTTTTATCGGTAACGATAAACCAGTTCCAACTAACCGATTTTGGGCTCGGGATGAGGTATCAATTGATACCACCCCAGACGATGATTACGGATCAGACGATAACGGAGATTGGTAAAGGGTGGCCGGGTTAACTCAGCATTATCGGTAAGGGCGTTTAAAAGCGCACCGACCTCATCCGCCGACCATATAAAATTTAATACTGGGCCAAGGCGTTACTCTTGGTCATGGTTTCAGTGACGGCCCCATGTATTGCCGCTTGGTTGTTGATGCCATATAAGGCGCGTAATTTATTGAGGAAGTTACGCTCACCGCATGACTCCATGCTTCCCAGTAAAATAAATGCAGGAACGGGCGTGCACTCCCTTTTCAGATGTGGGCTTTCTGGAGTCTAGGAGGATCATTCCCCGCCCATCCAGCCGCTCACCTGTCATACCGCTACGCAATAGAGGAAGGTTAAAGACGGCAGTAAGTAGACCACCTGCCTGCAAAATTGTTTCAAAGATCAATCAAGAATTCCTTCAAGTTCCAAAGTATTCGCTACTTCTTCTGGAACTACAATACGAATCATTTTTTCTCCGTCAAGATGTCCAAGAATCTCATGCAGTCGAATATCACTCTTCTTCACCCAACATTGATTGAATTTCTGACGAAACAGAATCTTCTCCGGTGTATTGCTTACTTCAGTTCCCTCGCAGATAATGCGGGATTCAAACGTATTATTTGTAGTCATAAATTATGTATCCATTCTCTCTCGCCCAACCTACTTCGTGGTGGCAGCGGTTGTGGCAGGCGCGACAAAGAACCATGAATGAGGACTTGTCACATAGGAACTTGCCCCTTCCTTTCTTATGGTGAAGGTCTGTTCCTTGCCCATTACATATCTCACACTGGTAGTTTTTTTCTTCAAAGTATTCTGCTTTGACTTTTTCGTAATCGACATTCTTTACTCTTCTGGAGTTGGAGACTGATCTGAGCTTTCCCCCTCGCTTTTTGAATCCTGTTTTCTGTAAGGGCGTTTTTCTTTGTAACATAGGGCGATTACTTTTTCGACTTGTTCTTTCTTTAGGATACTCTTGGAGTTTACTTCAATCTGGTTGACCAGTGATCCTGTCACGCCGATCTTGTCTCCAAGTTCACGGACAGTCAATTTCAGCAATCTCCTTGTTTCACGAAGTTGGCTAGCGAAAGTCTTTCGTCCAAGAGAACGGATCGTGCGTGATTGCTCGTAGGCACTCATGCAGGATTCATAAGCAGTTTCTAATGGATGTTTCATTTCCATAAAAAATAAACCAAGACTATTGACAAGTCAATACTTTTTTGATACTTTGGTTGCTTATGGATAACACTAACGAAATGAACAACAACGCAGAAAAATTACTGATGGGAGTAAGGCAAACTGTCATGGTAACAAACCTATCTTTAGCCGCCGCGCTTGAGACTCCTTTCATGGCTACCTACGAAAGTGATGAAGGCATTTTGGTCATGGCACTCAGAACTAACAATACCGCGATCATGGCCGCAACTGCCAACGATAGTAATACTGTAATCAAGTCAGATATTGTAATCGCTAAAGAAGGTATCGGAGAACGCCGCTCGATCTTCCAATGTGAGACAGAAGAAGATGCCAGTCAAATTTGGGACTTACTCAACGACAAAATGTATGAGTGGTCGAAAGGTGAAGTTGAGCAGGTTGAAATGGACTGGTTATCGTAACCGATAAAAAAGACGCTTGACATCGAACACAACCTATAGTAGTTTTCAGTCGTGCGAGAAATCGTGCCTTCGGGGTGAGAGCCGAAGTGAAGGATAAAATTAAATTAACAAACAAACTATATGATCCCTTGTGGTGGTAAACCACTCTCATGCGTCAGTTGCCGCTTTTATCCGCTGCCACAAGGGGTCGCCTTTTTCTAAAATGAAAAAATATGACGATTGTCCAATACGGACAAAAAATGGGATAATAATTAAACGCAAAATAATTCGTATTAAAGGATTGAATCCTTTGCAACGAACATTATTAGCATACATTGAAAATTGGGATAGAGGGTGCGTGAATGACAAAGAATATTTGGCATTTGTTTTTAATGTATCAAAAAAAAGTATAAATTCAGCATTGGATTGTTTAGCAGCAATGGATTTGATATATGCTCAAAAAAACCGTGATGAAGTAAAAATATTCTGCAACATCAATTATATTAATGATGTTTATGGGGAGGGCATCGAATTATGAGCGAGAAGAACGAACGGGTTTTTCGCGGAGTATGGGTTCCAGTAGAGATATGGGAATCTCAATCGCTATCGTGGATGGAGAAATGTTTGTGGGCAGAAATCAGTTCGCTTGGAACTGAAGAGAAACCATGTTTTGCAAGTAATGGCTATCTTGCAAAAATGTTTCACAGCACAGAGTCAAGCATCTCAAACATGATTTCAAAATTGAGGTCATTGAAGATGATTAAACAAATTTCTTACGATGGCAGAAGTAGGAAAATTCTTGCTGTTTTGCCAAGCGGGACTTCATCTACAAGTGAAGTCAGAGTTCACCCACAGGTGAAGTCTGATTCAACCCACAGGTGCAATCAGAGTCAACCTGCTGGTGAACTCAGACTCAACCCACAGGTGAACATAGATACTAAGGGAGAAAATAGTAGAGATACTAAAGGAGAATTATCTCTTAATCTCTTAACTTTTCAGCAACGAGCAAACCGACTTCTCGGAAGACGCGATACTACAAACTGGACACCAAAAGAAATAAGGGCGGCTAAACCAAATCTTGATACCTGTGAAGAAGATTGGAAGTTACTCGAAAACTTCTATTCCAAACGAAACGAAAAAGACGTTTACACTCGCCGCTCAATGGAAACCCTCCTTAACAACTGGGCAGGCGAGATAGACAAAGCTCGTGCCCACAAAGAAAGCGAGAGTCAAATGGGTTTCTTTAACAACAATTCATTCTAATGAAAAAAGTCCCAATAGCACGAAAGAGTGAAGCGGCAGTCTTGTCGCTCATCGCAATCGACAGAAACATCCTTTCCCAACAAACATGGGATAGCGATTATTTCGCCATACCAGCCCACAGGATCGTTTTTAATGCACTCCAAGGGGTTCACCAGCGGACAGGGGTTTGCTGCCCGTTTTCTGCCATTGCAGAACTAGAAGCAACCGGACAACTTGAAGCGGCGGGTGGAGAGGAT